AACGCATTGGCGACTTATTGCGATGCGTATTCGGACTACGTTCAATGCACCAAGATCATTCAAGAGGAAGGGCTTGTGGTTGAACACACCAATAAAGCCGGTGAAACCAACAGCGTGCCTCACCCTCTGCTTACCAAGAAGAAGCAGCTGCACGATCAAATGCGATCATTGGCGATAGAATTCGGGCTGACTCCTAGTGCGCGTGCTGGTCTTGCAAAGCCGAAGAAGGAACAGAAACCGCAGACGAGTTTCGATAAAGCTTTCGGTGATAGTGTATGATCAAACAGTTTCTCATAGATTACAGCTTGGATGTGCTTGATGGCGAAGTAATCGCCTGTCAAAAGCACAAATGGGCATGCCAGCGCTTTTTACGAGACATCGAGCGCGAAGGAACGGACGAATTCCCATTTGTTTTCGACGAAGAGAAGGCCTTACGCTTTTTCCAGTGGATGAATCTTTTCCGACACACGAAAGGCGTTCTGGTTGGACAGAAGATAGAGCCCCATGAGATTCAATACTTTGTATTTGGCAATATTTACGGATGGGTCCACCGTGATACTGGATATCGTCGGTTTAAAAAAGCATACTGGCAAGTCGGGAGGAAAAACGCGAAGTCACAAAGCCTCTCGTGTGTAGCCAGCTATGAGGCAATGGCCCTTGGCGAGAACATGAGCGAGGTTTATTGCGCTGCCACAAAGAAAGACCAAGCAAAGATCGTCTGGAAAGAGACAAAAGCGATGTTAGATGGTTGCCCTGAGCTGAAGGGCAAATATAAGGTCGCCTATGGTGAAATTGTTCACCCAAAAAGCCAGTCGATCATCAAGCCACTAAGCAAGCAGGACGGCAAAACGGGTGATGGTTTGAATCCGCAGTGCGGGATCATCGACGAATACCACGCCCATGATACAGATGAAATCTACGAAGTCATTGATTCTGGTATGATTTCTCGGGCGCAACCACTCCTGATGATTATCACCACAGCTGGCACAAACCTGAATGCACCTTGTTATCGTAGTGAATACGATTATGTGTCGCGGCTTCTGGATCCGAATCGTCATGAAACGGAGAATGAAGAGTATTTCGCCATGGTGAATGAGCTGGATAAAGACGAAGAGGGCAACCTGATCGATGACATCAAGGACGAAAAAGCCTGGGTAAAACCCAATCCAATAGCTACGTCTTATCCAGAAGGTATACAAAATCTACGTTCAAAACTGAACGAGGCGCTAGAAAAACCAGAAAAAATGAGTAAGTTCCTCACTAAAAACATGAATGTCTGGGTTAATTATGGCGCTGCTTCCTACATGCCAATGAACAAATGGCATGCATGCTCAATCATTTTACCTACTGTAGATATTAAGAGGTTCCCTTGCTACATCGGCATGGACTTATCCATCACAACTGACATCACAAGTACTGGCGGAGTACACCCCCTCGGTGAGGATATGTATTATGTCTGGCAACACTCTTTCATCCCAGAAGAAAAGCTGGCTGAGAGGATGAAAACAGATAAAGCGCCTTATGACTTATGGATCAAACAAGGTTGGCTAGAGGTAACGCCTGGTGAAGTCGTTGATTACAGCTTTGTCGAGGCTTACCTAAAACGCATTCGAGAAGAAGGATATAAAATTCTTGAGGTCGATTACGACCAATATAACGCCACTCACTTAGCACAAACCCTTGACAGTGACGGTTTTGAAATGGTGGCGATTCCTCAATCGATTAAACATTTGTCAGAGCCAACAAAATCCTTCCGAGATCATGTGTATCAGAAGAAAATTATCCACGCTGGCGATGGGATGCTGGCTTGGGCCATTGGAAACGCTGTGACAAAAACGGATTCTGAGGAAAATATGAAGCTCGATAAAAAGAAATCGAAGGACCGTATCGACCCAATCGCGGCAATTATGAACGCATTTGCTCGGGCGATGGGTCAAGAAGACAATCGTTCAGTTTACGAGAAAAGGGGGCCAAGGTCACTGTGAAAAAACCAAAAAACATACTGGAAACAGCCCGAGAAGCCTGCCTTTTGGTGGGTTTTTCTAGTTTTGCGTATGGTTTGTGGCTTATTTACCCTCCAGCCATGTGGCTGGTGTGCGGATCGATCCTAATTTGGGTTGGATTTCCCCCAAAAAGGAGGGGTGATTGATGGGATTTTTAAGCGATTTGGTCGATAAATCAGCCTATTCAATGGCGGATTTTAACCAAGATATTCGCAGTTTGTTGCGTGGTCATTCCACGAAATCAGGGCAAAAAGTCAACGAGGAGACAGCTTTGCGCTATATTACGGTCTTTTCTTGCGCCCGGGTTCTTGCTGAAACGTTGGGATCTCTCCCGTTTTTCGTGTTCCGCCCAAGAGAGAACGGAAAAGGCAGCGACAAAGCGACTGATCATCCATTATATGGACTATTACACGATGCACCGAATGACGAAATGACCTCACAGACATGGCGTGAAACAAGTATGGGTCACTTGGTCTTGTCAGGAAACACCTACTCCATCATCACCATGGATGGGAAAGGACAAGTGACCGATTTATATCCGGTACCCTGGAACACAGTGGAACCACGCAGGAACCATTCAACTGGAAAGATCGAATACCAGATCAATGACCGAGGTAAGATCGATGTTTTTCCAGCAGAAAAGGTGTTCCACATACCAGCGTTCGGCTTTGATGGCATCAAAGGTTACAGTCCGATCCGAATGGCTGCCGAAGCAATCGGTCTAGGGATGGCAGCCACTGAGTTTTCTGCTCGTTTCTATGGTCAAGGTATGAATATTGGTGGTGTCCTTGAGCATCCCCAAGCTTTGAGCGATCAAGCGTACACTCGATTGCAGAATTGGCTTGAAGAAAAAGGGTCAGGTCTGGCTCATTCATGGAAGCCACTTATTCTCGAAGAAGGTATGAAGTTTAATCGCATCCCTATGCCATTGACTGATGCCCAGTTTATCGAGACACGGAAGTTCACGAGGGACGAGATTTGCGGATTGTTCCGTGTTCCACCGCACATGATCGCTAACCTGGAGAGAGCGACCTTTTCCAACATCGAGCACTTGAGCATCGACTTTGTGCAGCACTCGCTGCTCCCGTACGTAACCCGGTGGGAACAGACAATCAACTGGAAATTATTCTCCAAGAAAGAGCGTGCAGCTGGCTACTATGTGAAGGCAAATGTCGATGGTCTCCTCCGTGGTGACTATAAGAGCCGCCAAGAAGGGCTTGCAATCCAGCGTCAGAACGGAGTTATCAACGCTAACGAATGGCGCGACAAAGAGGACTACAACCCAATCGACGGAGCGGAAGGAACAGCATACCTGGTGAACGGGAATATGATCCCAACCACAATAGCCGTCAGCAAAGGAGGTGAGAAAGGATGAGTGTGAAGATTGATATCAAAGGAGTTATCGTTTCGAACGACGATTTGTGGATCTACGAATGGTTTGAAATGGATGCTACTAGCCCCAAATCGGTCATTGAGCAAATCAACACAGCCAACGGAGACACCTTGGAAGTGGTCATCAACTCAGGAGGCGGCAGTGTATTTGCTGGTTCAGAAATTTATACAGCTTTAAAGGACTATCAAGGCGAAGTTATCACTAAGATCCCGAGTCTTGCAGCAAGTGCAGCATCGCTAATTGCAATGGCTGGTGATCGAGTGATGATTTCGCCAACGGCACAAATTATGATTCACAACGTTTCCTCTGTCGCTCGAGGAGATTATCGAGACTTTCAACATGGTGCCGATTTCCTCAGAAACTACAATATCTCGATAGCCAACGCCTACATGTTAAAAAGTGGAATGAGTCAAGAAGAATTACTCGATCTGATGAATCAAGAAACATGGTTCACAGCACAACAGGCGCTGGAGAAAAAACTGGTAGACGAGATCATGTTCGAGGACAGTTCCCAGCCTAAACTGGTAGCCAACGCAGGAGTGGCAAAGTTGCTTCCGCAAGAAGTGATCGAGAAAATGAGAAACGAAATGGCGAACGGCTTAAAGCCCCAGCCGTCACAACCAATGAATCAAAAAGAACAGACACCAGCAACAGAGCGACCAAATAGGTCGCTTTCTTTATATGAGAAAAGGCTTGCCCACAACAAACACAGGAGGTTTTAAGAGTATGAAAATGACCAAATCGAATGTATTGTCTTTTGCTTTCCCAGTGAATCTGCAGCACTTTGCAGAAGCTACCCTACAAGACTTGTTGCAAGCACGCGCTGCAAAGATCGAACGTCAAAGTGCAATCCTGGAAGCAGCAAAAGCGGATAACAACCGCGATTTAACTAACGAAGAGGACCAAGAATTCGATGCAATTGAGGTAGAAATTGTTGATTTAGACAACAAAATCACCTCAAAAGAGAAGCAAACACAGAGGGAAAATACTGTAGCTGCTCGCTCTGCCTCGATTCAAAATCAAACAGTAACGCCATATCGTCCAAGTGCTGTTTTTGGCGGAAACCCAACGCAGCCTGAGCCCAAAAACGATAACGGCTTCACATCTTTGGGCGAGTTCATTAATGCCGTTCGCTTTGGAGATACAAAAGGCCGGCTGGCAGAAGTTCCTGTAGGTCAAGGCGAGGGCGGCGGCTACAAGGTACCAGACGCGTTCCGTGGTCAGATCTTGCCAAGTCAAGTATTGAATCAATGGTCCATGGGTACAGGAGGCGAAGGTGGTTTCGCGGTTCCAGTTGAATTCCGTCCTGACGTTTTGATGATTAGTCCAGAAGCTGCTATTGTTCGTTCTCGCGCAACAGTAATCCCTGCAGGTGAAGAAGCACCAGACACGAAGATCACGATGCCTGCCCTAGATCAAGGGACTAAAGGTGTTTTCGGTGGTGTAGAGGTATCATGGATCGGAGAAGGACAAGAGAAGCCAGATACTGATGGTGCCTTGAAAGAGGTCGCTTTGCAACCGCATGAAGTAGCGGCTACTACTGTGGTAACGGACAAATTGCTTCGGAACTGGACAGCAGCTGACTCGTTTATTAGTTCTTTGCTCACCAAAGCCATGATGGCTGCAGAAGACATTGCGTTCCTGACTGGAAACGGAACAAACAAACCAACTGGTGTGGTCGGGGCAGCGGGAACCCTCACGGTAAATCGTGCCACAGCAAATACCGTTACCTATGATGATATCGTCTTGCTGCTGGCTTACTTGCTTCCGGATTCAGCGAGTAGCTCCATTTGGGTTGCGAACCAATCCATCATGCCTGACCTGGTGAAATTGAGAGATCCTGCAGGTAACTACATTTTCATCCAAGGCAACGCGACAAAAGGTATCCCGGCTACATTGTTGGGCATTCCGATCCGATTCACGGGCAAAACGCCAGCAAAAGGTCAGAAAGGCGACCTGGTGCTTGTTGATCTGTCTTACTACCTGATCAAAGACGGATCTGGCCCGTACATCGCGGCATCTGAGCATGTCTATTTCAAACAGAACAAAACAGTCATCAAAGCATTCTGGAACGTGGACGGTAAGCCATGGGTTATTGCTCCACTTACCCTTGAAGATAAGGTGACAAAGGTAAGCCCATATGTCGCACTCGATATTCCAAAAGTGTAGAAAGGAGCCAATTTCGGCTCCTTTTTCTCTAACAGGAGGGTATGAACATGAAAAAATTCCATGTTATATCTGATTTTATTAATAAAGATACTGACGAGTTGGTCAAGGCTGGCGACGTTATTGAAGCGGATGATGATCGAGCCGAACAACTGAGAGAAAAGCAGGTCATTGGTAAGGAAGTACAGGAGCAACAAGAAGACGATGCTGATCTGGATGGATTGAAAAAGCTGGCGGGCGGATACTATGAGCTGCCAAATGGTGACAAGGTGAGGGGAAAAGATAACGCCATTGAGGCATTGAAAAAGCTGAATGCCAATACAACAGAAGCGGATCAAAAAACTGACGGTGAACAATAATGTTGACCACCGTCGATAAAGCCAAGTCACTGCTCGGGATCTCAGCAGATGATGAAACAGACAACGGTCAGTTGACTCTCTACCTTGCATCAGCCACCTCAGCTATAGAAACTTACTGCCGCAGGTCGTTCCGACTACAAGAATACAAGGATAGCAAGCATGATGGGACAAAAGGGAAGTATTTGCTTCTAGAAGGATACCCGATTGTCCAGGTATCCAAGATGCAGATCGATGGTGTTGACATATCTGACTACGAAACTGTCGCAGAAAAAGGGATTCTCTTCCGAAGAGACGGTTGGAAGGCCTTAGAGCGGCAGATCACAGTGACTTACACAGCTGGATACGTTCTACCTAGTGATGCTACACCAGAAAAGCCTCAGACTTTGCCTGAGTCCTTAGAATTAGCATGCGTTTTGTTCTGCCAAACTCTTATGCGTACTCCGGGAGTTACCTCAGAACGCGTTGGTGATCTGGCTGTTTCCTACTCAAATGATGGTGAAGGTTTGCCGGCAGCAGTCAAAAGCTTGGTCAATCCTTATAAACGTTGGGGATGATTGAATGGCAAGAAGAAGACAAAGATCAACAAGAGCTAACGTAACCATAGATGAAAACTCAAACATACCAGAGATAACAAGGGCATTGGAAAGATTGGCTGCAAAAGAGGCGCATATCGGCATGCAAGGTGACGCGGAGCTTGCAATGATCGCAGGTGTCCATGAGTATGGTAGCGCTAAAATGAAAATTCCAGCGCGGAGCTTTATTTGGGTTGGTAAGAAACGATCTACTGCCCCGATAAAAAAGCTTGTAAAGACCAAGATACAAGGTATTGCTGATGGTAGCGTGTCACCAGATGATCTGTTACGTGAGATCGGTGAGATCGGATTGGAACGAACACTCAAACGGTTCGATTCAATTCGTCAACCTCCCCTTTCTCCATCATATAAAGCCGTAAAAACTGGCAGGAAAATTCTTCTGAGAGACAAGGATTTACGTGATTCACTTACATTTAAGATCGTCCAAAAGGGCGGTGCAACATGATGCTCTTTAGATTTGCACCTATGGTAAAGAAGTACAACAGACCATATCTTCTGATACGTCCAGGAACTGGAGAACATGATCCAGACGGGGTGTGGCAGCCAGCAAAGCCAATACAAATTCCTCTGAAGGGACACTTTCAGCCAGTAAATGCAAAGCTGCAGCAAGCAGAGGGTGGTAAATACACCGAAGACGACCGTGCACTTTACACCACAAACATTCATACTCCTGGTGATTTAATTGAGTACAAAGGAGTTCAGTACACTGTGGATGGACCGGATGACCGAGATTACTGTGATGTTAATAAATATCTGGTAAAGAAGGTGGTTGCCAATGATCCCGTTTAGGGCCATACGTTCGACCATTGTCCAAGGGTTGTCCAAACATCTGAGTTTGCCAGTGATTGAATTAAACGGCGGGGGAGACATCCCAAAAACTGCTTTTCTCACCTACGATTTTGATGAAGCAAATGGCGAGTCGACGGGATTCCCTATTGAATTCGAAGCGGGCGATAAAATCAGGCAAGTGGAGACAGTTCCGTTTACTGTCTCTTTTTTGTCGTATGCCGATGACAAGGCAACAAGCGTTGAGAATGCCATGAAAGCTCGTGACTGGTTCAAAACATCAGGCTATGAGGTGCTGAAAGACACAGTCAACGTCATTGTGACGAGCTACGGATCAATTGAAAACCGGGATATAAAAATCGGTTTAGAGTGGGAGCGTCGTCACGGATTTGAAATAGAATTTCGAACGATTGATGAGACAAAACGCGATCTCATTACAATCGACAAAGCAAATGTGAGAGGAGTGGATGGATTTGGCGGTTAAAAGTGATGTAACCGTAACGATTGATATTCAAAGACCAACCCCGAAGTTGGGTTTTGGGAAGCCATTAATTATTGGTTCCAGCGCAACGGGGATGGATTACAAAACCTATTACGATCTAGAAGCAGTACGTGAAGATTTCGCACCAACTTCGGAGGTTTATAAAGCGGCATTTTCTTTGCTGAATCAAGGAGATAATTCGCCGGCAGAGATCGCCGTCATGCTTCACAAAACGGAAGGCGAGACGTTGGCAGATTTCCTACCCAAGATTTTTGAAAAAGATTGGTATTTTCTCGTTTCTACAAGCAGTCAGAAAGCGAACATCCTGACAATTGCTGACGCTATTGAACAAAATAACTCTCGCCAATTTTTCGCAAGCTCTTCAAACCTCGAAGACTTGACTGCCATCAAGGCAAAGAAATACACACGAACAACCATGTTTTATCATACGACCACAGATAACTACCCGGAAGCAGCTTGGCTAGGGGCTTGCGCCTCTGCCGAAGTGGGGAGTATCACATGGAAGTTCAAAACGCTCAAGGCGATTGAAGTCCTCGATATTAGCACAACAGAGTTAATGGCCATTCACGAAGCTGGAGCAAATACCTATGTTACGAAAGCTGGTGATGATGTTACTAGCGAGGGGAAAACAGTATCCGGCGAATACATCGATATCATCCATTCGCGTGATTACTTGGTTTTCAGTATTCAGTACGCCATTCAGAAGCTACTGAATCGCTCCCCTAAAATTCGTTATGACAACACAGGTATTGCACAACTGGAAGGCGAGGTTCGCACCATCTTAAAACGAGCTGATTTGAATGGGATGATTGCCCATGATGATGACGGACAGGCTATTTTTAGTACCCGTTTTAAGTCTCGGTCAGAAGTAGACCCAGCAGATCGGGAGAAACGCGAGTATAACGATGGCACCTTCCAATTTGAACTAGCGGGCGCCATCCATGCCGTTAAAGTCAAAGGAACCATCGTTCTGTAAAGGGGATGAGATTGAATGAGTAAAGCAGCAACCTATGATCCAAAGGACGTTACCATGACGGTAGACAGTGTTTATTTAACAGGCTTTTCAGAAGACATGATTGAGATTGAAAAGGCTGAGAATAACTACGAAACGAAGGTAGGCGCACAAGGGGATGTTGTCCGTACCAAAGTCAACAACCCGTTGGCAACGATTAAAGTTACGTTACTCCCGAGCAGCCCACAAGTAGCTTACTTGGATAAACTCGCTAATTCCGGCAAGTTAGTTCCTGTGAGTGTCATTCATGCTGGAACACCGAAAGAAACAACAACTGCAACAGAGGCCTATGTGGTCAAACCAGCGACTCGTACCTATGGGAATGAAGCTGCCGACCGTGAGTACGAAGTTCAGTGCCTTGATATCGATATGCAGTAATTACCTATTCAAAAAAAGAGGAGACGATCATAAATGAGTGCATTCAAACAAAAAAACTTCACTTCGGAAGCAGGAAATACCTACGTTTTTCAGCACCCAGGCGTTCGCATGGTATCCAAAATCAATGATGCCAGCAAGAACAAGCATGGGGTCATGATGGAAGAACGACTGTCAGAAGAAATTCTCAAGCACGTCATTGTCCAGCCAAAAATGAAAATCGACGATTTTGGCGACTATCAGGAGTATCAAGAGACGATCAACGCCGCCTATGCTTTTATTTCAGGGCAGGACAAGGACGACGACAAGCAAGCAGGTGACCATGATGATCGACAAGAAGGAAGCGGAGCGGAGAGCTAAGGAACGTTGGCCATACTGGAGACTGCTTTTGTCCGATATGAACATCACCTATAGCGATTTGGACAAGATGGATGAGGACGATATTGCCGAAGCAAACGCAGCGCTGGACATACACCTCAAGCAACAGAAAAAAGAGATAGATAAGAAAGGAGCGTCCTAGCGGGCGCTCTTTTTGTTGCCGAAGGGCAGGTGGAATAAGTGGGTGTAATCAGCAATCTAATGTTTGCAGTAGGCTTCCAGGTATCGGATAGAGGACTGCAGGACGCCCAAAACCAGGTAGAGGAAACGAAAGCAGCAGTCATTGGTCTTGGCATTGCAGCCGGAGTTGCACTGGCCGGATTTGGACTTGCTGCCGTCAATGCAGCATCCCAGTTTGAACAAGCCATGTCACAAGTGCAAATGGCTACGGGTGCTACCAATGATCAGATGATTGCTACAAAGGAATTTGCAAAAGAGTTATATGCTCAAAACTTTGGTGAGGATTGGAATGATCTAGGTAACGCTATTTCAGCGGTTCAAACAGTCACGGGGCAAGCTGGAAACGAGTTAAAAGAAACAACAAAAAATGCACTGCTTATGCGGGATGCGTTTCAATATGATGTGAATGAATCAGTAAAGACGGCCGACACGATGATGAAACAGTTCGGTATCACATCAGAGCAAGCCTATAACTTGCTTGCCCAAGGGGCTCAAAAAGGTCTAGATAAATCCGGTGATTTGTTAGATACAGCAAATGAATATAGTGGATATTTTAGCAAGCTTGGTTTTTCTGCAAATGAGATGTTTGACATCTTTAGTTCTGGAATGGAAGCAGGGGCTTTCAATCTGGACAAAGTTGGGGATGGTATCAAAGAATTCGGTATTCGCACAAAAGATGGGTCCAAAACCTCAATGGATGCCTATAAATCAATTGGTCTGAACGGCGAAGAGATGACAAAGAAATTTGCTACTGGAGGAAAAGTTGCTCAGGAAGCATTTCTCAAGACGGTAAAAGCTATCAATGAAGTGAAAGACCCTGTCCAACGTAACGCTGCATCTGTTGCTTTATTTGGTACGCAAGCAGAAGACTTAGAAGAACGGGTCATCAAAGCTTATGGAAATGTGAAAAAAACATTTGATATGACCAAGAACACCATGGAACAAATCAATCAAGTGAAGATTGATTCTCCTGGACAAGCCCTCGCTTTGATCGGACGGCAAATTGAAACAGGCCTGCTTATTCCAATTGGGCAGTTTCTTCTTCCTATCTTTATGGAAGCGTCGAAAGGGATTGGTTTTTTCATTCAGCACATCGATGTCTTTGGTCCAGCAATTGGTGGCGTTGCTGCCGTCATATTGGGTGCATTGGTTCCTTCTATGTGGGCATCAGCCGTCGCTGGGTGGGCAATGATGGCACCGTTCTTACCCCTTATTGCCATTGCTCTACTTGTAGGAGCTGCTATTGCTGGTGTAATCCTGATTTTCAAGAATTGGGGAACAATCGGCCCGTGGTTGGCGCAGAAATGGCAAGCTTTCAAGACGTGGACGGTCAACATTTTTAATAGTATCGTTCAGTTCTTCAAGACATGGGGATCGACCATCTTGGTTATTCTGGGTGGTCCGGTTGTGTGGGTGGCAGCTCTGATCTATAAATATTGGGATCAGATTAAGGCTTTCACTGTTGCTATATTCGTCGGGATTTGGAATTACCTCACCAGCACATGGAACAACATCATTGCAACAGTGACCAACGCAGGAACTACCATTTGGATGAAAATCCAGTCCACATGGAACCAAGTCACCGGGTTTCTTTCCGGAATCAACTTGTTCGAAATAGGCCGAAACATCATCCAAGGCATGATCGATGGAATTGGCTCGATGGCAACAGCCCTCATGGACAAGATGAAAGCCATTGGCGACGGTATCACCGATAAAATCAAGGCGATTCTGGGCATTCACTCGCCGTCTCGCGTCATGATGGAAGTCGGATACTTCACTGGAGAAGGCTTGGCTCAAGGGATTGAGAACACACAAGCGCGTGTGGCAGCCGCCTCCACGGGTCTTGCCGATGATGTAACCACACCCCATTCCTACGATACGCCAGCAGCAAAACTACCGCCAGCAACCGTGGCAGGAGCCTCACCTGGAGCTACTGGCGGAACAATGAAAATGGAAATCGTGATCAAGCTCGACGTAACAGGTGGTGCTGACGCGAAACAAACAGGTACAGCGATTGCAACCGAGCTAAAACCTACCCTGCAAGAAATCATTCAGAGCGCCGCGCGTAGATTGGGTGTCTCTTTGGTGGTGGAACAAGCATAATGGCGACAATTAACGGTATGTATGTCCTGGCAGAAAGTGAAGATCCTGTTTATGAGGTAGACATCACTGACCAGCCAGTTGAGGACGGAATTGACACCAGTGACCACGTGCAACGCAAACCTCGTGCAATGGGCGTAAGTGGCTTTATTGTGGGGGATGATGCCGCGGAGATTCGTGAGAGGCTGATTGCTTTAGCGGATAAGGGCGAGACGGTCGTATTTATTGGGCGAAACTTATTTACAGGTGTCATTCAGTCTTTGAACACAAAGCATGACTACAAAGTCGCAAATGGCTTTGCCTTCTCTCTATCCTTGAAAGAAATTCGGGTTGTCAAATCCTCCTATGTGGAGACCTTACCCACGCCGATCAAAGCGGCAGTTGCCCCAGTAATCAGCTCTGGCAGAAAGCAAACCAAGCAGAAAAAAGGCGACAAGGAGAAAGAGAAGGTCGAAAAGGTGAAATTTAAAGCAGGAACGCCATGGGCGGATGAGTAGGTGATGGAATGGCGGAATATATCGATATCGAAAAAGACCTGATACCGTATCGCTTTGAGGTTTCTCTCAGCGATGCGGTTTTTACGTTCGAAATCCATTACAACAGCGAATTTGACTTTTTTACTGTAGATCTCGAACGTGACGGAGAGATTTTGGCAACAGGAGTCAAATTGGTTTACGGTATTTCTCTTTTTGCGGATTGTATGGATCATCGTTTTCCCCAAGAGGAACTTATCCCTTTCGATGTATCTGGCATCAACCAGGAAGTAACATGGTCAACGCTGGGCGAAACCATATTTTTGTATGTAATTGAAGGTGATTCAGATGGCTAAAAACTTCGGCAGGGTGATCGAGGTGATGGTCAGCAATATGTTGTTTTCCATGGACAAGTACAATTTGGAGGGCACCATACCTTTTGACAATGACCTGTTACCCAACGAAAGCGAAATCAAGTTATGGAACCTGTCAAAAGACACAATCAGCCGAATCAAACGCAATGATACCCTCATGATCAATGCTGGTTATCGCGGAGACGTTGGTGTGATTCTGCATGGATTTGTTTCCAAGGTTGTAACCAAGCGAGAGGGCGTAGACGCAGTGACAAGCATTCACGTTCTAGATTCTCATGACCTTTCCTCTCGGAAGGTGGAGGACATCGCTTACGCGGAGGGGACCTTGGGAAGCTACATCCTAAAACAAATGGCTGCTATATTAGGTCTTCCCATTGCTCAATTTGACCTCAATCAGGACTACCGCTATGAAGAAGGGTACACCGCGAGCGGGGAAGTTACAGACATTATTGGCAAGGTAGCAAAAGATTGCGGGACCTCTGCCTATATCAACAAAGGGAAGCTCTATGTCCGGAATCTACGCAGGGGAGCAGATGATATTTTTGCTCTCTCCATAGAAACTGGGCTTATTGCTTCCCCAGAGCCTTTTGATGAAGAGAAGTTCAAAGGGTATCGCATCAAGTCACAATTACAGTACCGGATCACAACAGCATCCGTTGTGGATCTGACCAGCAAGGACTTTCAAGGCCGTGTACACGTGCGCAGCGGCACCCATACTTTTAGCCGAACGGGAGACTTTACGACAGAAGTGGAGGCGATATTACCATGAAAGTAGATCCGGCAGGAGATCTAGCCAAATTGATCGACGGACTGGTCCAAAAGCGCCTTGCCGAAATGAGTGTAGCCTTCCCATGCAGCGTAATCTCGTACAACAAGGAGAGAGGCATCGCTGTCGTTCAGCCATTACTACAGCTTACCGAAAAACCTCCTGCACCCATCCAAAATGTTCAGGCTTTGGGAATGAAGAAACATGTAGATGATATCACGCCTCCAGAGATCCATTTCCCTGAGTTGGAGAACGGCGATGTCGTCTATGTCGTTTGTGCTGATCGACAGATTCGGGATACGTTAACGGGGTCCGTAACCAAACCGAGCAGCCAACGGATTCATCATCGAAACGATGCGGTAATTGTGGGGGTGTTCCCTTGCTCTCTTTGAAACTAGTGAACGGTGATCTAGCCTTTAATGAAAGTGGCGAGCTGCTGACGGTTGAAGGACCCGAAGAAATCGCACAATGCGCCGCCATTACGCTCGGAACCAACAAAAAAGAGTGGTTTCTGAACCCGGAAATGGGCATTACATTCCGAAAATTTCTTGGCAAAAAGCTCTCAGAAGAGGAGATGCGCGAAGAAATTCGCCAAGGGTTATTTCAAGAACCACGGATAAAAACAGTAGAATCCATCGAATTTTCCATGGATTTAAAGAAGCGGGAAATGGAAGTGCGATTTACTGCCACAACTATCAACGGGAACGTGATCAACGAGGTGGTGACAGTCAATGCTTGATGAAAAAGGCTTTAAGCGAAAACGTTTTGCTGATCTCTTCGAAGAGATGGAAGCCAAGTCGAAAGAAGCTTATGGAGAGAAGATCAACACATCAGAGCGTTCACCACTAGGGATCATTTTGCGGCTCTTTGCTTGGTTTCTCTCCAAGCTTTGGCAAGTGACAGAAGATGTGTACAACAGCGCCTACCCCCATACAGCGCAAGGAGCTAGTTTGTTTCGCCTCGGTCCTTATTCGGGGATCAAACGATTGCTAGCAGAGTATGCGATTGGCCTAATTGCCATTACAGGAACACCTGGATACACCGTTGAGAAGGGGTTTCGAGTTTCCGATAAAAAAGTGGTTTTTGAAACAACGGAACCCATCACGCTTGGGGTGAATGGGACTGGTACCGTGGCTATAAGGGCGGTTGAAACTGGCGCATCGGGAAATAAGCCTGCTGGTGTGATTACAACTATCGTCAATCCGAACGGCAATATCACAAGCGTAACCAATCCCATACCGACGACCAAAGGACGAAACTTAGAGACTCCTCTCGAATTTCGAGAACGTTTCTCCATTTCTTCTGAGGGCCGTGGAAAAGCAACGGTTCCGGCCATTAGAAAGGCAATGCTGGAAGTTACGGGCGTACGAGCTGCAGCAGTAGTCGAGAACTACAAAAATGTTACTGACAGCGAAGGCCGTCCCCCGAAATCGATTGAAGTATACGTGCTTGGTGGAGATCCCAAGGAGATTGCCCAGGCGATCTTTGAAAACAAAGCCGGAGGGATCGAACCGTATGGCAATCAGACCGAAACCGTAAAAGATGATGCAGGATTTGAACACACCGTAAGGTTCAGTTATGCCATTGAAGTGCCTATTCACTTGCGAATGACGGTAGTTCGATCTACCAGCTTCCCCTCCAACGGAGTTTCATTGCTTAAAACAGCCGCAATCAAATACATCGGTGGCGAAGACGAGGATGGAATTATCTACACAGGATTAAATCTCGGTATGACAGTCATCCATTCTGCCCTCGTCGCTGTTCGAACAGAAGTAGAAGGAATCGCTGATTTAATCGTTGAGCTGAGCAAAGACGGCACTACGTGGACGAAAGGAAACATCGCAATCGCTCCGCATGAAGTGGCCCAAACATCTTTCGATAAAATCAGCGTGGTGATTCAATCATGATCGCCACAAATGATTTTCTTCAAAAGCTGATGGATGTGTTCGCGAAGAACCCAAACAGCAACCTGGGGAAACTCTTTACCATTTTGTCTGAACAGATCCGGCAGGTGGAAGAGACACACGATCGGATACAAGCGTGGAGAGACATTGACGAGGCACAAGGCACCACTTTAGACAATATTGGGACCATCGTCAATCAACCCCGTGGAGCAGCTACCGACGAGGTGTACCGAATCCTTTTGAAGTCAAAAATCGCTCGCAACCTCTCTACAGGGGACATTAATACAATCATTCGCATCCTAGCGCTGGCGCTTTCCACTGACCCGAGTACCATTGAGATCAAAGAGACCTGGAACGATCCCGTCGATCCCGAGCCGGCAGGAATCAGCATTATCCGGTTACCTATTGAAGCCATTAATCAGGCAGGAATGCCGCCTGGGCAATTTGTCCGGCTGGTTCAAAAAACGGTGGTAGCCGGGGTACGAGTCAGAGAAATTGAGCTCACAGGAACATTTGAATTTGCAAGCGGAAGCGAAACCGAAGTGGACGAAAATCGAGGATTCTCCAATTTAGAAGGAACTATCGGCGGAACACTCGGCTATGCCTATACTCCTTCCGATGATTCCGACCTGCCGATTTAAAGGAGTGATGAGAAATGTCGTTCAAAGAAAAACTACCGGAGTGGTTGGCTCCAGGAACGGAGCCGCCAGAAAGTAAAAAGGTAAATGGATGGTTGCCAGGTGACAAACCGCCATCTGATTATTTTAACTGGCTGTTTCATCATGCCTACCTTGCTTTGAAAGAGTTACAGGAAAAGGCTGCTGCTAAATTCAATTTTGACAGTCATGTCAACGACAACAAGAAACACCCATTGTACGGAACAACAGCAGGTACAGCAAACGCTTATGTGATTTCTTTCGATCCGCCCCCTAGCGGGTATACAGATGGAATGGAAATTGTGCTCAAGCTCCACTCAGATTCGAAGGTGGGAGCTTCGACAATCAATATCAATAATCTTGGGGCAAAGTCATTAAAAAAGGCTAACGGATATGATGCAACTAACCTGAAATTAAACGGAATCTATACCTTTAGATACAACGCCACAACGGGAAATTTTATTCTACAGGGTGAAGGGGGGACAGGTAACGCAATCCCAAGTGACGTTTTAGTAGGGAAAACTTTTTCTAATGATGCTGGCGAACAGACCGGAACAATGCAAAACCATGGGGCAAAGGGTGTAATCATGCCCACAACTGCAAGACAGAACTTTGGAGGTGGATACTATCAAGCGTTCTCTGTTGAAGGTGATCCTGATTTGGTTGCTGGAAATATAAAGAACGGAAGTAATATTTTCGGTGTTGCGGGTTCCTACGAGGCAAAAAGATACGCGATAGTGACAGGTATATCAAGCGAAAAGGCATCTGCCTCAAATGGAGGGACATACGATCCTCAAATGGGTTTTTATCGCTTCTGGGGAAATCACGACCAAACAGGAGATTACAGTAACAACGGTTGGGTAATTCCGAATTTAGGTTTTGAACCACGTTATGCGTTGGTCACACAAAAAAACGGCTACAACTTCGGGTATTCCAATAAACTTCCATTTAATAGACATGAGAACATTATGTATTCTAGTTTAACAAGAACCATTATAGGAATTGAGGGACTTAATCTTATAGCGGATATCATTTTATTTGAATAAGCGGAGGATAAAACATGAATCGTTTTGGTAGGAAAATTTACTTTGACAAAGAAACGGGCGTTGTTCTCGTTCGGACACCTGCCATTTTAGGAGCTGAAAGTAATTCAACGATTGATCAAGATTTCGAGATTTATGCAGCGTTGAATCAACGAGTACGGGAAACAGTTGGTGTTATCCAATTGGAGTACGGACAATATGATGAGGACTTTAATACGTGCGAAACTTACAGGGTTAACCCTACAACGTTGGAATTGGAGTTTAGCTATCCTGATCCAAACAGACCGACACCAGAGCCAGTTTATCGAAAATCACTGTCCGAAGAAGTAGAGTCTATTAAGAAGTCCAATCTGGATACGCAGGAAGCTGTGTTACAACTATACGAACTGGTCGCAGTACCAGCAACCAAGTAAGCCCACATAGGAGGAGCAGAGATGCTGAAACGACTATGGATATGGCTTCTTTTTTTATGCCTGAAAGGAGGTGAAGCAACGATGGTAACAGTATGCGTGAGCTTGATCATTAACGGTCGCCGTACCTTCGATAAGATTCCAGCGAATCTACAAGCAGATGTAAAATCTGACCTGGAGGCATTGGGTTTGGGTACAGACGGTAAGCCTTTGGCATAACGCTTTTCTTAATAGGAGGGCGTTTTTTCATAGGGAGCTGCGTGTGCGGCTCCTTTTATTTTGCCCCCAGGGGGTGAGGAGGATAAGCTCATGTCAAACAATGAGATGCAGGTACTATCTGATATCCGCGAGCGGATTGTCCGAGTAGAGACAAAACTGGACTCTATGACAGATGTTCGTGCTACTGCGGAAGAGGCGAAAGAGAAAGCGAATGAAGCACTTCAATACGGCAAGTCTGCACACCACCGTTTGAATGAGGTGGCTGACAACCAAAGATGGCTCTGGCGTACGGTTATTGGTGCGCTAATTCTTGGAGCAATATCATTGCTGTGGAAGGGGATGGCGGTATGAAGACGTTTCTTAATGACAGAGATGGCGTCAGTGAGAAGGACTATCTGCTTCTGATCGCAAGCACTGTCTTTTTTCTTTTCGTAGCGATTGGGCTTATTCTCTCGTTGCTAGGTAAGCCTGTAAGTTCGGGCTACCTTGCACTATTGGATATGATGGCTCCAGTCCTAATGACGGTTGCAGGCGGCGTGTTCGGTGTACGAGCAGTGCAAGAATTACGCAAACCACGATCCAGTGAGCAGGACATGGAAGGAGAGGACTACGATGCACGTGTCTAAAGTGGACGAACTGCTCAAAGGATACCGTGTGACCAGTCCATATGGCCCCCGTGATGATCCATTCACCCAAAAGCCTGTTATGCACACTGGAATTGATCTTGTTAAACGTCACCGGGCACCGATCTACGCTTTTGTATCCGGTGTCGTCACTCATGCAAAAGAAGGTGTAAAAGGCTCTGGCTACGGTGGCTTTGGGGTTGTTGTAGCTGTACGGGACGATAAAGGCTGCACACACCTATATGCTCACTTACACAGCGTGTCGGTTAAGGTAGGTGAGCGGGTCAAGTGTGGTGACGTTGTCGGCTATCAGGGGAGTACTGGCAGAAGCACAGGCTCACACTTGCACTATGAGGTTAGACGTAAAGGAATCGGGACACATACCGATCCTGTAGCGTATTTGCGAGAATATTACCAATCTGTTGATAAACCTGTGGATAGAGGAGATGAAGACACAGTGAAAGCACTGGAACCGTGGAAGCTCCAACTCGCAGACAAGGCGTTAGACAGCCTTGCCAGCAAGAAGGATACAGAAGGCAAAGCCTTGATAAACAACGCAGAAGAGTGGAAAAAACGATTGCGAACAGAGCCACAGGCAGTCTTAGAAGACATGTCTTGGCTCATTTTTGTACTTGTGGATAGATCTACCAATACACTAGATTTTCTTGTCCAACAAGAGGAGGATGTAGATCATGAACGAAGAGTTTAAACGCAAGCTTTCATCACGCAAACTGTGGATGGCAGTGGCTGCCTTTATCACGAGCGTGCTGGTACTGTTTGGAATGGACGGTGACACGATTACAAAGGTAACCGCCATGATTACGGCTCTCGGCTCTGTTGTCGCGTACATGGTGGCCGAAGGGTATGTTGACGCAGCTCATAATAAGAATGATACAAGCGATCAGCCAGGCCCAACTGAAAAGAGGCAATAACCAAAAAGCCCTCCTCGAATTTTTATGATATGCTCCCCTTCAGGTAGACAGTTGAAATAATAAAACTGTCTACCTGTAAGGAGGAGCATTTTTTATGTCCCATAAAGCAAAAATAGCTGGGCCAGAAAAGGTTGTGAACGCTCGCCAAAATGTTGACCACTTTGCTCAACATAAAGTTACCCACCTGGAAGACTGAACACACATCATCATTTTCACACCTATTAGCAAATGTTTTTGCTGAACCGAGGATCGTCAAGGACTTGTGTAGCAAGGGGTTTACCCTTTATCCTTGACGATCATTGGAGCAGGAAATAAAGTGCTACTTGGTGTGAAATGAAGCATCGTAGGTGGTCAACTCGAAGATGAGCGTTTGCCCCAAAAATGGTCAACTTTTTGATTAGCGTTTACAAAAGGTTGCAGTTATCGAAAAATATCTTCGCGGGGAAGATTCTCTAAATCATCTAGCACGTGCTCTAAATGTTACCTTTCCCTCCATGAAACAATGGCTTCAAACCTATCAATCATTAGGTCCAAATGGGCTACTCAGTACTTCTAAGAATAGAACATATTCCGCAGAACTGAAGAAATCTGCTGTGGAGGATTATCTAGCTGGCGGTTCTTCTCATATGGAGCTATGTAAGCGATATGGGATTAAATCAACCCGCCAACTGCGTAATTGGATTCTAAAGTATAATGGTCATGAACAGTTGAAATCTTCCGAAACAGGAGGAACACCAATCATGACAAAAGGACGAGCGACTACTTTCGAAGAAAGAATCGAAATTGTGAAATTCTGCGTAGAACATCAGCATAATTATGCCCAAGCAGCAAAGGAATTTCAGGTGTCCTATCAGCAGGTTTACTCATGGACAAATAAATACATTAAATTTGGCGTAGATGCGCTTCAGGACAAACGTGGGAAACGAAAATCTGAAAACGAGATGTCTGAGCTAGAGAACCTACGAGCCCAAAATACACTGCTTCAAGCCGAGAATAGCAGAAAGCAAATGGAGATCGATTTTCTAAAAAAGCTAGACGAAATTCAAAGGGGGCGACAATAAACCAAGTCCGCAATGAACCCATTTATCTTGCCATTCGTGATCTGTACGACAGTAAATCATATTCCATCAGCCAGCTTTGTGAAATCGCAGGAATTCCGCGTTCCTCGTATTATAAGTGGCGAAATCGAAAAGAAAGTGATAATGAGAAATTCAACAAAGTGTTGCTGCCTATGATTAAACGTGCCTACGAAGAAAAAAACGGTATTCTTGGTTATCGCCAGATGACCATGAAACTGAATCGAGAGTTCCATCTTTCTATCAACCATAAACGTGTATACAGACTCATGGGTATTTTAGAATTGAAATCCGTATGCCGCAAAAAGAAAAAGAATTACGTTCCGACAACGCCTGAAATCACGGCAGAAAATGTCTTGAACAGGGATTTCAAATCCGTGGAATTCGGTACAAAGTGGCTCACAGACGTAACGGAAATGAAGTACGGCCTTCAAAGCAAGGCTTATTTGAGCGCAATTCTGGACTTGTCGGATAAAAGTATTGTTTCTTTTGTGATCGGGCGCTCCAACAACAACGAGCTTGTGTTTAGAACGTTTGATATTGCCCATCGGGCATATCCTAATGCGAAACCCATCTTTCACAGTGATCGAGGATTTCAATACACGAACAAAACGTTTAAGAAGAAACTGGATGATACAGGAATGACTCAGAGCATGTCGAGGGTAGCTAGGTGCATCGACAATGGTCCAATGGAATCATTCTGGGGAATGTTAAAATCGGAGATGTACTATCTGCATAAATTCAATACATACGAAGAGCTAGAAGGAGCCATAACGGAATACATAAATTACTATAATAATCATCGGTACCAGAAACGGCTAAACCGTATGACACCACTAGAATATAGGCAATATCTACAAAGTTCTGTGGCATAAAGAAGACACCAACCTAAGTTCAGATTGGTGTCTAAGCTTTTTGTTTTTTTCACGTTCTACTTGACAGGGGGCACTTCACAATTCATAGTCCGGGGAGGGCTTTTTCTATTTCAACAGCTTTTTAACCAAGAGAACACGTTGAACGTGGTTTTCCGGTATACCTTGTCGCCCAAATAAGTACGGCGAGGTGGAAAACTGTAAACATCATTAAGGGGATGGATAACGCTCCATCACCTTACTTCTTTCTCTCAATTTTATTTACATTGAGCCAAGTTCCTGTCCATTTATTATTTCCATCATCTAATAGTTCATCGTATGTTATTTCATACTGACCACCAGTGTTAGATGGGTTGGTAATTATTAAGTTATCATCGAAATAACCATTGATGATAAGCATGTGTCCGACTTTTCCTGTCCTTTGTTGATATACGACAACTGGATAACCTTTATCAATTGATGATGTAACTTGTTTCCAAGTAGCAGGCTTATTCATAGAATCCCCATAAATGCCCATTTCATTTAGCTCGGATTCGAATCGAAACTCAGGAATAGCTTTGTTAGTTTTTTCTTCTAATACTTTTTCAACATATTCTTCCAATCCCATTGGTTTATTATAATAATTCAAGAGCATTACTGAGGTGGCAGCCCAGCACCATTTTGATTTGTCTTGGGGTACATATTGAATTTTTATTTGAGGGTTTAGCTTAGCGGCAAAGGCAGGGCTGTTTGGCAAAAGCAAAAGAACTGCGGCCATTAATAGAGTAATGAAACTTTTGAATTTCAATGAAACGGTCATGAAAATCCTCCTATTATGTAAAAATTTAACTACAAATCAAATACTAGTATATGTTTTCAAATATAACAATATTTTTTTTTGTGAAATAAAAAATGCTTTGAAGATTTCGTGGTTGAATAGCCACAAGATGTTCGTATATAATACGAACAAACGTTCTTATCAAGGGTGAGTACTATGGAAAGAATCAACGCTGTAATTAATGGCCAACTCCAAGCTGTTCCGGTTTTAACTCCAAAGCATCTTAAAGCAATAAGCAAAATCCCTACTGGGACAAGTCATGGATGCGCCCCTGACATTCTCCGGGATTTGGTAGAGGCTGGATTGGTGGAGGACACTTCGAATGGCCTTACTGTATGAACATCACTATGAGGAAGTTATGACTCATTTAACACCGGTTGATTCAGAAGCCTTGGCTGAAATGAATGTCATTATTTACGACTCCGTACGAAAAGACTATGCGGTCAACGTCAGTTGGCACGAGGACTGTATTCGTAGGGAATGGGGAGTAATCAAAGACATCAACCGTGATGAGAACAAGATTAAGCTTGTCCGCGTTGATGGTGTGTGGTGGGTGCCCATTGAAAAAATGCTGCAGGTTGAGCGGGTGTATTAGACAATGATTCAACCTGACAAATGGCGAGAAATCCTGCATGAAACGATCTTGTATGGCATGCTGTTTAAGGCGATCGCGTTTGATGCAGAAAGTCTTAATCAGGATCAGCTCAAAATGTCATACCGCCCAATGTTCGACACGGTATCGATGTGGGCAGAGCGGAAACACCATGAATACCGGAGTCAGTTTGGGAGGATGGGGGGCAAAATCCACGTTCAGAAAACGACAGATAGCTTTTTGTACTTGGTTCTTGTTACGGTTAAAGGTCGTCAAGAAGAGTGCATTTACAATGTGTCACACCTGAAAGCTGAATGCCAGGTGCGGCTTAACAATTATCTGTACGACGCCAAGCAGCAGGCGAAGTAATTACCAGCGCATGTCTCTTATTGTATTGATACAATTATAGCGGTGATGCTATATGGATTTTATATACCCGATGCTGCTCGAACAGATGGATCAACCGTTTTCAGACGGTCGCTATATCTATGAGCCTAAGATCGACGGACATAGACTGATACTGATACGGAGCAATGGGGAAACTCGGCTTTATACAAGACACAACAACGATGTAACTGTGAAGTACCCCGAACTCATATCGGACGGACCTGACATCGTACTGGACGGTGAGTTGGTGGTATTAGACCCGGACACAGGAATCCCTGACTTTGAGCTGACTATGCAGCGTTTCCAGTCGAAGCGATCGCGTCTGCCGATATCTTACGTCGTGTTCGATATCCTACATTATAATGGAGCTGACCTTAAAGGACTTCCTCTCATGGAGCGCAAAGCCGTCCTGGAACATGCGATAACGGACACGCCGACCATGAGTAAAATAGCGTACATTGATGGACGAGGCGAAGACTTATGGGACGCAATTGTTGCTCGAAATATGGAGGGTATCGTTGCCAAGCGCAAGGACGGGAGATACCACATAGATAAGCGTACGGATGATTTCATAAAAATAATCAACTACACGTATTTGGATGTTCAGATCGCTGGTTACCGCAAAGGTGATTTTGGCTGGCTTGCACATTTTAATGGCAAACCAGCAGGCGTGATTGAACTTGGAGTTCCACCTACTCATAAGCAGGCGTTTTATGGCGTCGCAAAATCAATTATCACTAGTGAGGATAGGGACCATGTTTACATTCAGCCGCAGATAAAAGCAAAGGTAAAATTTCGGAACTGGACAAAGAGCGGCATGCTTCGATCGCCAGTTTTCGTAGACTTTATCCTGACCGCATAAGAACAACCCGCCCTGTTGAATGAGGCGGGTTGTTCTATTAATTCTTTACATTTTTTTCATGCTCATAAGCTGCTCTGATAACGCCCATGATCTTGTCAACCGTACTTTGTTCGGAACCAGCCAACCAAGCGATCGTACTAAGCTCATCTTTTGTTAAATCACGGCCGATACATTCCCGAATACCATGTACAAACGGTCTGTATTGCTCAACTTGCCATTCTTCCATTACCAAACCTTCTGGACGGAATGAAGATGCGAGATCACGTTCAATCCATTCCATACGCCCCCGTTTATTATCCCTTTATATTGCAAATCCATGTCCATACACGCTCCCTAGTGATTGCGGTCTGAAACCTATTCATCTGTCTTTTTCTTACGCCCTCGTGGTCTCGGTGTATCCATCCATGTTTGAATCTGGCCCCGAAGCCAGAGCGGACCACTTGCAAGGCTCTTCACTGGCTCCGGGAATTGTCCACGTTTCTGGTATTCCTTGATGTAGCTTTTGGTCTTGCTGGTCATTTCACACACTTCTGAAAGACCCATGATGTCGTCTAGGTTGACCTGCATGTTAATCCCTTCTTCCAAACAAGGCCGTGATCAGGATGTACGAGACGGAGACGATCAAGATAGCTTGCTGCCACCAGGAGCCGTCCGGTGAATAGGTCAGAGCCAAAGCAATTCCCAGAATCCCACGCGGCGACAACAAGTTTGTGACGTCTAACTTCCTTGTTTTCATGGTATAATTGGAGTAAGGTTGGTTATAAGAAGGAGGAGTTTCTCCTCCTTCTGCCTAGCTATTTGCGACGTTTACTCTTGGTGGAGGGGCGTCGCTTTTGCTTTTTCTTCCACCACTTTTTCAGCAGTGGCTCTACTCGATCTTTGAAGATCACGTAGAGGAAAGCAATCAAGGCTAACCATTCTTTAAACTCCAATTTGTTCACCTCCTTATAACTAAATTATACCATTTAGTTTAACTTAGTTCAACAATTATTTTTATATTTTCTACGTCTGTTTTAGTACCGATCCATATAATCTGCGAGATAGACGAAGTGCTTTCCACCACCGATCATGTACCGTTTCAGCTTCTCGCGAAACACCCCATCAGCGAGAGCCAGCTCAACAACAAACGCTTGGGCACTTCCTAGCGACCTATTCCGTTTCGCTCGTCCATTGAAAATCGAATTCCGAAAGTCAAGGTTGTCAGCAATCTGAATCAAATTTCCATACATCACTCGTGAATGAGTCGATGACACTCGCGGCAGCTCCACATGCGTTTCCCCAATATCCACGCATTTCCCTCCTGTTCTCAATTCGAAATCACCAGAAAATTAAACTTCATTCCGCACACTGCACACTGATAGTGCCCCATGCAACCGGCAGAGGATATGTAGCGTTGCATAGCACCACTATCGATGGATGACGTCACCGCGCTTTATCGTACCATCAAGAGCTGCTCTGATAAGCTTTTGATCGTCTAAGCTTACCACCCGCCCTGTGCCTATCTCTTCGGCCTGTAGACGTCCACGGCTGACTGAAACTACTCGGTAGGTGTCACCCGAGGGAACTGGTCCAGAGGGAACGTAGAGGGCTTGAGCGATGGAGAGGAGCACACCAAAACTTAAAACAGCCAGCAGCCCCCAAGACGTTTTCTTTACTGATCGCTCGATATCACCGAGATCATCCTCGTCATCTTCCTCGTCATCTTCCCAGTCATCCTCCTCCAGGTATTCAGGCCGTCTCCGATCCTCGCGGTAGTATCTACGCTTTCGTCCCATCGACATTCGCCACCTTTCGAACAGGCACTGGAGTACCGACGCCTTTTTTAACCCGGACAGCGATCCTATCAAGAGCAAGAGGTTTCAGGTTCTCTTTCACCCAGCCACTAAAGTTCATACTCTTTGCCAGCTCAAACATTTCTCGCTCGACAGGATCGTTGACGTTAAAGCATACTGGCTTTCTTTCGGTTGCCATGCGCCTATCCCTCCCGTTGTGTTGTGCAGCGTTGTGAGCTGCTGTGCTACTAAGTGATGCACAACGGTTTGTCCAATATTCCGATAATGTCGGAAATTTGTGTATGAAATTATGAATACTTGTCCAGAATGATGGATGAGGTGATTGCATGTTCGGTTTAGGAAAAAAGCGATCAAGGCTTGGTAAGTGGATAGATCAACGCGGGGTTACTCAGCAGTGGCTTTGCAAAGAGGCAGGAATAAACAAAGACACAGCTACAAGGGCTGCGTCCAGCGATGAATATTCACCAAACCTAAAGACGGCAAATGGGATTGTAAAGGCCTTACGCAAAATTGATCCAAATGTAAACCTAGATGATTTTTGGTCTATGTAAAGGAAGAGGGATCGGTGAGGTGAGATCAATCGTGCCCGACAACAATAAAAGAGGAATATTTAGAATTGAGATCGATGAGGATGAAGTTGTAAAACTTATACGTGAAAGAATCTCAGAACTTGTTAATGAAGTAGAGGCTGAACAAGTATTCTGGGATAGAAAAGATTTAATTCGCAATACAAAGATGTCTTGGCCCACTATATTAAATCAGTTTTTTTATGATCAAAGGTTCCCAAAATATAAAGTTGGGAGTAAGTGGTACTTTCCAGCAAGGGACGCTAGAGCCTTTTTGGAGAAATGGGTTTATGAGCAAAAATAGAATTTCCTCGCCTCTAAAAATGAGGCGAGGTTCTATATGATACGATTTTTAGCAGGCACAAACGCACCCACAAACGCACCCACAATTCACCCACAAAATAATGAAATGTTTTGATGTCATTTGAAATGACAGTAGCTAAAACTGTTGAATTTATGCGATTTCTAGACGGTATTAAAACCGATTGAAAGCCAAGAACATGTTCCGCACACGCGTTCACGATTGGGAGCGCGAGCAATACATGACTGCTTATTAATAAGCGAAACCCCTTGTGCCTGTAGGTACGAGGGGTTTTTCTATTGTGGAAGCTCTGGTCCGCGCAAATCTACTAGAACATTGTGTCGGGGCTGGGAACGCTGCGGTATTCGAGAAGTATAAAGAACAGCCGGCTGGACAGTTGGCGCTATCGATTGAACAAAATGCTCATTTTGATAAGGCTCCATATGGTTGACTCGAAATGGACTGGAGGCTCTTACATATTGGAACAAGCCCAATAAAGCTTTGCGAAGCGTATAATGATTCACACAGTTTGCACTTGGCCCATCTCTCTTCGCATACACCTGTAACGAATCCAAGATTGCCCGCAGACACATTCAGCAAAGGTCTGGAGACCATTTTACATCACAAACAGTTGGACTCGGCATCTCTTTATTTTCTCACGTTCTTCTTCCGGATATACCAGCCGCGTTTATGAAAGGAGATGGACCTGTAATTCTGGGCCAGTCTGATGATTCGTTTACGAGTAAGTGATGCTGGGTTTGAAGATAAGCTTTTGTTAAGGGAACTTCTTACAACCAGATGACCGGGGTAGTGAGCTTTCACGAAGTTACCGTAAGTTTCGAACTCAGAGAAGCCGGCATAACTATGCTTATTGGTTTTCTTGATAATCGCCCAGTACCATCTAGTCTTATGCCTAGCCTCAATTTTAGACTTCAGCCGGGAGAGCTTCGATTTGTCGAACAGCATATAGTGGGCAACGAAAGAGCGCGAAGCGGTTGGCTTGGTTCCTATTAATTTCCTATAGGTGCGAAAATACTCGGGACGACTCCAGTTCCGGCAGTAAAAAACGGTTTTCCCGTTGACGAGAAAAACATGAGGGCGGATGAGAATGGTGTCGGCGTCAATCACAAGATAATACCTTTTTTTGGTCAAGTTTCCTCCTGCCAACTTCAACAATTGTTGGAGCAGCCAGCCTGAGCGATTGGTGCGTTTGGTTTGGTAGTGAATGTCTTTTTTTGTAATCGGTAGGACGCGTCTTTCATTGATGAAGGTGCAGTTTTTACGCCGGCAAAGCGCTTGGATTCGTTTGCTTGGTGGCGATACAACCATGATCTTACCGACCGGATGCTTCACTTGCTTACGAATACTGTCAATGACATAAGGAAGAGTACCGAGGTCTTTCTCAATTGCTGGGATCAGGACATCAATTTTAATAGAGCTGTTGAAGGTGCTTTTTGCTGAACGTGTCAACTTCTCAACTCCTTTTCGCTAACCAGTTTCAAGCATATGTGTCTGAACAGGTTGGCCAGAGTGTCCGACTTTCCAGATAGGATATGATTTTCTTCCTTAAGGTGAATATGACAGATATGGAAATCCTGAGAAATGGATGTTTGTCTAAAACTCTCCTCACTTTGTCTCGTCGAAATCGTTGACCTACAACAATGGCAGCTCGATCCGACATCGATGGTACTGGCTGGATAAATACGTTTCTTTGAAGGTAGACCGGAACAGATGAAGTTGGCAGACAACCAGGAGTGCGGTGATGGCCGCGACGAAATCCGAAGAAACCGGAAAAAGGCGTTTGTAGGAGGATAGATTGAAAGTCGCTTTCACATTTTAACATTCGGTATAAAAGGAATAACCCTGCAGCAGTTTCTCCACAGGTTTCCATCGCAGTAGCTGAAAGAATCCAGCCGAGACATTTAAAAAGTTCTTCTAATCACTGGGATTCTACGTGCTCCATAACGAATAAGCCTTTGTGCTCGTTCACGGCTGATTCTAACAAGTACTGAAGTATCGGTTGAATTTTCAACGTCGAAAACTGAGAAAACCGACCATTAGCGAACAGTACACCTTTAAACTCCACTTCAAATCCAGACCTAGGCCGTGGACGTGTATTCTGAATAACCGTTCTCATGACACCTGCATTTCGGAGCCTTCGTGCTTGTTCGCGAGTTATGCGGACCGCAAATACTGGGTCATTTCGACACCAGGTACTTTTGCCTCAACCTCAACAATTAGGAAAAATCGGTTTCCGATAGTTGCAATACTATTTGCTCCAATAAAAATTGGCGGGTTCATTGCCAT